AAGCGGACAAGTCTGATTATGACGGTAAAAACGGCTACCAAGCTGGCGATACCATCTATATCAACAAAAACGCCCGCTTTATTTCTGGCACAAACGCTGACATTACGTCTGCAATTCAGGACGTAAAGGAAGAAAAAGTCGCTCTGACGCTTGATGAGCGCCGTGTAACAGGTATCGCTCTGACCTCGGCTGAAATCGCCACTGAAATGGCATTGAAATCCTGGGTTAATCGTATTCTTGACCCGGCTGTTTCTGAAATGGCGCAAAAGATCGAGGCATCCTTCCTCTATAAAGCCATGGATGCAACATATAACAGCGTCGGCACTGCAGGATCGACTGTGTTTGATATGGACACAATCCTTTCAGCCGGTCAGAAGATCGACGAATTTGCCTGCCCTGATCTGGACAATCGTTATGTCCTGCTCAATCCTGCAGCGCAACGCTCTGCAGTCAATGCCAACAAAGGTCTGTTTAACGCTGATGTGAAAGTCGCGCAGCAGTACATTAAAGGCCGTATGGGAACAGCAATGGGCTTTGACTTCCTGTCAAACAACCTGTTGCCAACGCATACTAACGGCAATGACGTAGTGTTTGAAGTCCGCACGACTGTAAGCACCGAAGGGCAAGCAACTTTGGTTGTTGAAGCACTGATAACCACCACTGGCACCGTGAAAAAAGGAACTGTATTCACCATTGCTGGTGTTAATGCCGTTCACCCGATCACGAAGCAAGACCTCGGTTATCTGCAACAGTTTGTTGTGACTGCCGATAAAACAGCTGATGCTTCTGGTTATGCGACCCTTGATGTAGCTCCGGCGTTCTATACTTCTGCATCGAACGGTCTTCAGAACATCACCGCATTCCCGGTTGATGGCGCTGCTATCACCCCGGTTGGAGCTGCTTCGACAGCTTATGTTCAAAACCTCGCTTATCACAAATCAGCGTTCCGTATGGTTTCGGTTCCGCTGGTTACGCCGGGCGGGCTGGATATGGCTGCACAGAAAACACACGAAGGCTTCACGATCCGCGTAATCCGTGACTATGACGTTCTGACGGATAAGCTGATTATGCGTCTTGACTTCCTTGGTGGAATTTGTGCGCCACGTCCTGAGTGGGCTGTTCGCGTAACTTCTTAATTAAATGGGGGGGCTTAGCGGCCCCTCCTTACCCTTCACAAATTAGAGGACTATGAAATGAAAAAATATCTTTTACTGGCTGTAATGCTGGTTGTATCTGGGGCCGCAGTTGGCGGCGGCAATGGTGTCTGGACAGACGTTAACTAATTAACTTGAAAGGAAACGACTATGGCTAAGAATAAAGTTTTGGAGGAAGGCGCACTTCACGCTGCCACCAGAAAAATCATCAACGACAATTTTAATGACGTGTCTTTTTGCACGACTGAATTTGACGTTGATTCCGGGACTACTGGCACAACGCTGGCAAACGTAACTGGCATGGTGACGGATGTTCTGACTCCCGGAACATATACTGTTTATATCCACCTTGATTGCCTTTCGACCGCCAATAGCGGTTTGAAAGTTGCGTTTCTCTTCGGGGGAACAAAAAGTGCATCCATGCTTTCGTCACTTAAACTGGTTTCCAGGGCATACACCGCCACGGGGATTAGTGTGGCAAGAGCAACCACGGCAACGGCCGCAGCTAGCATTCAGGCCAGCACCGCCGCGATTATCAATTGCGTCATCGAGGGTGTGATTGTGGTTGCTGCTGGTAAGGAAGGCACGTTGCAGCTACAGGCGGCGCAGAATGCTTCTCATGCGGATAACACCACGATCTATACCAGTTCATTCATGAAAATCACGAAAAGGGCTTAATCATGCTGAAATTGACTAAAGATGGCGGCGTTAAGGTTCTCTCCCCAGAGAGCACACTCATTCCCCTGTTAAAAGCAGAGGGATGGGTGGCTGAGGGTGATGAAGTTGCGGCTGATGCTCCGCGCCGTGGCAGACCGCCAAAGCCAAAAGAAGACGACGAGAAGGAAGCCATTGAATGACAACAGCCCTCGGCATAATTAAATCAGCCATGCGGAAAGCGGGTATTCTGACGAAGGGCGAAGACCCTGCGGCAGATGAATCGGCTGACGCATTGGAAATGTTGAATGACATGCTCGCAAGCTGGTCTAACGACAGTATGGTTGTTTATGCCCGGACGCTGGAAAACTTCACGCTTACTTCTGGAACGGCTTCATACAC